CTGAGCGCGCTGAACATCAACTGTTCCAATAACATTTGCTCCTCTATCTGCAGCTGCAATCTGGGAGAGTTTAAGTAGCTGCAAAGGGCGGCGTGTGTTATAGTGTGTAAGACGAGGGTGTTTGGGTTCGTGCTCTCGTCGTTCCGCATTCCAAGTCTCCAACACCTGCGCAGCCTCACGCTCGAATTGGAGCCGGCCGACGCGCTGGCCGATGTTTATCAAGTCTTTCTCAAGTGCTTTGCCAAGGGCTGGATCACGGCCCTTATCTTCCTCGAGAAGATTTAGCTTGATGATGTCGAGGATTTCTGAGTAGACGATGATGACGCGGGATAGGAAGCCTTGTTCCCAGGCGCCGGGTGGGAGCATCTCGTTTAAGTAGGAAGGGGTTGTGCAGGCGATGAGGTTAAGAAGGGGATGCTTGATCGTGAAGTCGATGTCCTTAGTCCGACGCTTTTCCCCGTAGGGAATGCTGTCGTAAAGGTAAACAAGGGCGTTCATGAAGTCGGTGTCGTAGCCTGGAAGTAAGGCGCCGAGTTCCTTCGCGCCGAGGTAGAGGGCGTTGAAAGTGCCTTCCATCTTCCCAGGGATGGCGCGCTCGGCCTCCTTTAAGGAGTCGATCAGCGCCGCCTTACTCATTGAAGTTGGCGCAATTTTATGGTCTTTAAGAGCTCGAAATATGTCTTCTGATTCATCAACAGCTCGAGTTTTACCGGACCCAGGAGGCCCGACGAGGAAAACGTACAGGTTAGGGAAAACTGGCCGGCCCTGGCTAACAATGTAAACTTTCCGTTCAAGAGCTGCAGCAATTGTAGAAATTGCGGCCCACTCACGGAAAGGTTCAGGGGATTGGATTCCATTTGTGTGCTCGATGAAATAGTCGATCCAAGAGGAAAGTTCGCGGCCGGGCGATAGGCGCTCGAAGGGGATGATGCTCATTTAAGACCAAGGCTTTGAAAGCGGCTAACGCCAGGTTGACGTTGCCGGCGCCGGTCGTCGTGACCTTTGAACTTGCGGAGGGAATCAGGATCGGAAGGGTCGTCGGACCAGTTGTATCCAGTCTTAGCCTCGGCAGGTATGGTAAACTTCCGCCCCTCTTTCAGTTCCCTTTCGATCTGAACCAGCTTGAGCATCGCTGGAACAATAGTATCCTCTTGATCCTCAGGAAACTGGAATAATATAGAATCATGTACCTGAAGTAAGAGCTGAACTTGACCTGTGCCCCACACAGCAAGCAGACCCTCGTCGATTGTGTCTGCGGTGACGTTTTGGGGCTCATATGCTATTGCCTGTCTGATGGTTTCGGAGTCGCGCCAGTGGCCGAAGAAGTGTCGCTGACGCCCGGTGAAGCTTTGAAGGCGCTGGTAGTTCTTGATCTCATTTTCGACCCATTCCCACCAAAGTTGGAACGCGGGGTAGGCGGAAAGGAAACTCTTTTGAAACCTGATTACGTCCCCGATTGGGATGTGGGTAGCTTGGGACATTTTGGGTGGTTCGCCCTTATACGACGTGCCATGACCCAATCGCTTAGAAGCATCCCTATAAGAGAACTCCCGATAAAAATGCCCACTAGCAATCGCGCGGTCGGCAGCCAAGTCGCCAGTGAAGGGTAAATCCTGGAAAGCAATTCGAGAAACGCTGGTGTGAAGATCACCAGACTCACAAGCGTCAAGATAACGAGGATCACGAAACAAATTCCACTGAATCGCTCCAACCGCTCGCGAGTCGGATTGCTCGAGGTCGATGTTGCAGAACTTGTATCCGGGGTCGGCGATGAACACACTTCTAAGTTTGTTTTCCACGTTTTGGAGATTCGTGCCTGTTCCGAAATCGCCATAAGAACTAGCGAGTCGTCCTGTTGTAGTGCCTGCAATATTGAAAGATGTGAGTATTCGCCCGTTTCCATCAATTTGAGTACTAAGGAATGATATCTTTTTTCCGAGTTCACGTAAAGCGTAAAGGTGCCGGACGATAGGTTCTGCATAGAAGTAGTGCTCCAATTTTTCGAGGGCGCCCCGATCCACGGTCGGCCGGCGCTCGCCATTGGCGCCACGTTTCCACTGGACAGGCAGGCCCATTACGTTGAAAAAGAGGTCTTGGAGTTGTTGGTCGGAGGGCCACAGGTTTTTACGGTTCTTAGTGATCTCGAAGTCAAATCCGACGCCTTCGCGGAGGATATGGTTGAGTTGCTCGGCGATGCGGATGGTGTCCTTGCGGTAAGAAAGGAGGACTTCATCGCGGCGCGGCAAGTCGATGAGGACGCCGCGAGCGTTCATTTCTAATATTGGGCCTTGGAGAGATTTAGAGAACTCGTAAGTGGATCGGGTTGTGTTTGTTAGCTGTGTAAGGAGGGCCTCGAGGACCTCGTAGGTGACCATTGTATCCAGGCCATTGTAGACGTACAGGGAATCCTCTCGTGAAAGGGACTTTGGATCAAGGGTTGCTGTTTGGACTATTCGCATTCTTTATAAGCTCCTTTAGGATTTTCTTTCCATTTTTAATGGATCGAATAGCATTTACAGCTTCGCGCACCTTTTGGCTCACAGCTGGCGCTCTATCAGGTCTGTGTCTCTTTTTGCGCATCTACAATCTTCCTCTGGAATCAAGAGGCGCCGTTTGGACTATTCGCATGTTTCTTTCTTTTTATCTACGTGACTCATAAGTACAGCACAGGCGAATACAAATAACCCGCCAAGCCAATGCTCTGTCGCAAAGCCAAACATTGATATAAGGCCAAGTAAATCTGCTTCCTTAACCTTCGGCATTTAGTATCTCCTTATCTACAATCTTCCTCATCTCAACTTTGATGTTCTGCGTTTTGGCTCGAACCAGCGACCGCCGCATTCCTTCAGACCAACCTAGATCGGTGTAAAACGCGACTAGGCTTGCAGCCCGCCACCAAGCATAACCGCACCGAATCCCTAAGTCTCTTTCGTCCGGGAGATCGTCTCGAAGAGCCCCAGGGAGGATTTTATGGGACGCGTAGGGAGATTCACCTCGGATGATGGAGTCGCGGATTGCGAGGTCGAGGTAAAAGAGGTTGCGCTCGAAGTTGGACTCGGTTTCGGCGCGGTAGGGGCTTTCGATAATGACAAGTCGCACTCAACCATCCTCCCTCGGTTGGTGTCTATTGCTGACGCTTGGCGGGTGAAACAGCAAAGACGTAGTGGGTTAAGGCAATAGGGCTTGGCAGCTAGTGCCTGTAGTTTTTGTCGGTCTCGCTTTTCCATCATTCATCCTCATGTTTGATGGTTTTAGCTTTAGCATCGGCGCGCATTATCTTCCAGGCCGCTTCCTCGGTATAGATACTGCCAAGGAATCCAAGTCCTTTTCTAAGTTCTGGATAGAGTGCGTGACTCAAAAGCATGGAATCCTCTTCGCAACGAGAAGGAGTTATACCGTATTTTCGCCATAAGAAATGAATGTCGTATAGGCCATTGTGGAACAGCTTTGGCACGTTCAATTCACAAATCTTCTTTATAAAGTGCCAAGCTTGCGTCTCATCTTCCGCGCTCCAATAAGAGTTGCCGGGCTTTGAGTTGTCGAAGATGGGGATGACGAGGGTGTGCTGTGTGGACCACGCGAAACCGATACAGGTTATTTGGTCGGCGGCGGTTTCGATGTCTATAGAAAGGCGGTTGGCGGCTTGGAGTTCGGGAAGGAGGCGCTCGATGTCGGAAAGGGTTTCGGGGATGTAGACGAAGCGGGCTGGGCGGCGAATATCTGGGTGCTCCGCTTCCCGACGCGCCTTTATGAGATCGAAAACGACGACGGGACGAAGGCGCCACTCGCCACGCATTAAGTAGGCGGGGTGGAACGTGGCAAGCATTTTGCCAAACGGGCTTGGCGCAACAGTTCCGCGCGTCTTAGTAATAGCGCCAGAGCCGGTGAGGAACCAGAGCGCGGTGGCGCCCAGGGCGATGATGAGGTTTGGTTTGTGTTGGCGCAATTCCTCTTTGAGCCGATCAAGTTCAGGAATGAACTCTTCTCGAAGATACTTTCCGGGGCGTATAGCTGGAAGGTTCCCCCAGCGCGGCCCGCAAATATCTTCAATACGGTTCCCCGGCGGCTGGAAGTTGAATACGTTAGTGAGATATATGCCTGCGTCATGGTAGATCAGGTCTCGGTCGTTGTTGTTCCAGCCCATGTGGGTTGCAGAACCCTCGGGGATTAGGCTGGCCTCTTCGCAAAGGCGATTTAGTTCGCGGCCGGTAGCACCCATGAAGGGGCGCTTGTGAAGGGCTTCGTCCTTTCCCCAAGCTTCCCCTATCACTACGATCTTTGTCATCGCCCCTGCCGGATGTTGTGAAGGATTAAAAGGCGCTCTTTTATTACCTTGATTTCCTCTTTAGATGGGGTCTCCGGGATGATAGGGCGGCGGAGTTTTCCTTTCCTGTACTCTCTCATATATTGGCGTATGTATTCACGCGATCTCGTCGGCATCACGATCAATCCACCGCGCTAAAGAGATTAACTGTTCGGCGAGTTGGTAGGCGCGCTTTGATGATATGTCTATCTCAGCGAGCTTTTCGCGCTCGTTGTAAGAGGTTATTGTGATGTGCTGTGGGTTAAGTCTACTCGGGGTCAACGTCGCCACTACTCGTCTCTGCGAGAGCGTTTCGGGCGATGGCGGCGAAGTCCTCACTAAGTTCGAGCCCAAGCATTTGGTTACATCCAAGCCGTTTTGCTGCACGTAGGCTGCTTGCGCTTCCGGCGGTAGGGTCCAGAAGTCGTGTGTCACTGGCAACGAACATAGAGAAGAAGTGTTCGAGCATTGCTTGGGATTTTTCATGGGCATGGCGCTCGCGTTGAGTTGGGGCGGAGAAGAGGTTGTCACGGACTTGGAGGATTTTAGCGTCGCCGCGCCAGCCGTAGAAGGCCATCTCGTAAACGCGGCGCGGACGGCGGTAAGGGTCCGGGATGATGCCCTTCCCGTCGGACTTGTGCCAGATCAATGGCGCTTCGTCGAACTGAAAATCCTTGAGGAGCTTGAGCATTTCCCAAGTGTTTTGCCACTCAGCGGCCGCGAACCAAAAGATCATGTGGGCAGAAGGGGCGCAGAAATTGTCGAGGTTGCCAGCGAGGGCGTTGAAGAGCTGGTAGTAGGTGTCGCGGGTGTCGGTGTAACCTGACGGGTTTTGGCCAGAAGATTGGGAGTCGATGCCGTAAGGGAAATCGCAGTGGATGAAGTTGAATTTGTCCTGGTCGTGCTGCGCCCACTCGATGAAGTCGGCGCATAGTATAGGTGAGGGTGTATCGTTAACGGGGTTAACGTTGTGTATAAGGCTGTCGTCCCGGCGCCGGCTAACCTCCTGCGCCTTATCCAGCGCGGACTTAAAGGTTTCTTGCCGTTCGACGAGAGGGTTGGCGATTTCGCGGGCGACAGTTAAGTGCTGTGCGACGTGGGCTGGTGTTGCGTTAAGGGTTCGGGCGGTGGCCTCCTGCGTCCACGATGGGTCGGCCTCGCGTTTGAGCCGGTGGTACTTTTCTATAGCTAGGGTTCGTTCTTGCCAGGAGATGTCTTTTCGTCGGATGTTTTCTTCGAGTTCAATTAAGGACAGTGTAGCGTTGTCGAGTTCGTCGACATATTGTGCTGAGACATGTGTCCAACCAAGTTTCCTAACAGCGTTAAAGCGACGCTCGCCAGTAACAAGATTACCGTCGCGTGTGATGACGAGCGGATGGATGAGTCCAATCTCTTTAATACTTGCTGTGAGTGAGTCGATGTCGTCGATGACACGGCGCTGGCGCTCCTCACGAAGGACGGTGATGGAGTCGATGGGGATGGAGTGGAAAACTCCTGAGGTCACTTAATTTACTCCTTGAAAAGTTGCCCCGAATCCTTCGGATGCTCGGGACCACACACCAGCCCTATTAGGGTATCAGGCCATGCTACCTCGGCGCACCGGAGCTTAGTTAGCCCGCGCTAGCGAACTGGTCGATCTCGGCCGAAATCCGCATCGTGCCGTCGTTACTCCGAACCGGCCGGTGCTTGACGTGCGCCATCACCTGTTTGCCGGGAATGTTGGCGAAGCACTGTGACACGGACCAGTCGCCATCAAATCCCATCGCGTTGCGGAAGAAATCGCGAAGGGACGTTTCGAGGTAGGGGCTGTCCCAGAACGTGTACTTGAGGGTTACGTCCGCGAGGGAACGGTTGGCGGCGGTGAGGTGGGCTTGAAGCGCCTCTTGGTCCACGTCGTCGCGGGCTTGAAGGAGCCGGAGGCTTACCTGGGCGCCGTCCGTCTGCTTCTGCGGAGACTTAATCATCTCGTGCGGGCCGACGATTGTTGCGAGGTAAGTGCCCTGCGCGATTGGCGGAATGTCCTTGATATCGTCAAGGCGGG